TCATCCGACTCTCGTCTACGTTTCCTCACGTCACGATTGCTTCGTTCGTCATGCGAGGCAGCATCGAAGAGCGCCAGTACGAAATGCTTACGCATAAGCGTAAGGTCAACGAGGCTTTCGTGGACGGTATGCACCACGCCAAGGGCACGATGGAGATCGACCTCTCCAGCCTAAGTTCTTTTCTTCGTGACGGTGGTTTGTAGCAACTACGTACAGAGGTTGCTATAGTAGTCCCATGACCAAGAAGATTATTCGACACGGTGACACCCCCGACACCGAGTACGTCCAGCGCCTGCTGGAGGAGTACCACAACGCCAAGCAGTTCAGCGACGCTGCTACCAAGCGTACGGACGAATTGAAGTCGGAGCTTGGCAAGATCGTGGAGCAATACGGACAGGCAGACGACAAGGGTCATCTGTGGGTCGGTGTCGGATCACATGCTCTGAAAAGAGAGCGCCGGGTGTCGAAGAACTTGAACGTCGATGCCGCCGAGACTTGGGCCAAAGGTAACGGTCTCTGGGAAGAGGTCAGCGAGGTGGTTGAGCGGTTGTCCGAGGACAGGCTGCTCTCCCTCGCTTGGGAGAAGCCCGATTACGCCGAAGAAATCGGTGATCTGTACACCGACCGGATCATCTGGGCGTTCAAGGTGGTCGAAGAGAAGGTTGAGGTGGGGGAGTGAGCAGGGAAAGTGTCGTTCTGAAGTTGTCCTTGGTGACATTCATCGTCGCCATTTACTGCTTCGTTATCGCTCTCCAAGTATCAGGTGGGTACTTGTGTGAGGACGAAGACGAAGACGAAGACGAAGACATCGAAGCAGCGTTCGCTGCGTACCTGAAGGGTTGGGCAGGATGACTCTCAAAGGGGTGTCGATGGTGACCTACCTGTCGGAGACCGTTCGGAACCTGACTGAAGAGCTTGCCGCAGAGCGTGGTGAGTGCATGGAGCAGGTCAAGCTCGTCGTGATGTTCGCAGATCGGTGGGAGCGAGAGCGTGCGCTGGCCGACCAGTTGTTTGAGGCGATGGGCGCTGTGCAGTGGGCCATCCCCTCGTCTGACCCGAGTCTCATTATCTGGAATGCCGCCGTTGCCGCACACCAGGAGGCCCGTCGTGAGCGGTGACGCTGCGATATCCCGTGCAGAGCGCAATTGGCTCAAGGCGTGCGTCCAGCTTGCGCCGACATTCAGCACCTGTGCCAAGCGTCAGTACTTCGCCGTCATCCTTGGCACCAACAAACGTGTCGTCGGTACCGGGTACAACGGCTCACCCCCTGGCTTCGTTCACTGTGTCGACGGCGGGTGTCCTCGGATGCAGCAGGGTTCGGCAACTGTATCTCCCAGCACGCCGAGGCCGGTGCGCTGCTGTGGTCCGATCCGGCGATGCGTCAGGGCGGCACGTTGATTGTCAATGGTCCGCCGTGCATGGGCTGCGCCAAACTCATCGCCTCGTCGGGTATCAAGCGGCTCGTGTACATGGAAGATCCGTCGTACAGCGACTGGGGTACCGTCCTCAATTTTCTTCACCAATGCCACATCACTACATCGTCCATAGATAAGGAAGCCCTGTGACCCCCACTCCCCGACAAGAGATCCTCGCTGAGGCGAGCCGCATCACCGCCAATGATCGCAACGTCGACTACGACGAACCAGAGCGTAACTTTGGCAGGATCGCCGCTCTGTTCTCGGTCTACTTGGAGAAGGAGATCAAGCCCCACGACGTGGCGGTGCTGATGATGCTCACCAAGGTGGCGAGGATTATGACCAGCCCGGGCAAGCGTGACCATTGGGTCGACAGCGCTGGCTATGCCGCCTGCGGCTGGGACGCCCACATCAACACGACCGGCTGGGATGCCTGGCTTACACCGGAGATGCCCGATGGCAAAGCTCGTTGAGCAGACCGCCTGGGAGTGTCCCAATTGCAAGCAAGTTCTCGTTCAACCGGTTTGGGTGACCGCCATCACCTGCAAGTGCAAGCCGAATATCCCACGTACCTACCCGATGAAAAGAATCGCACATGAGCACCAGGAATAAGTACACCGTACGACGTGGCGACGCCAGCCTGCTCGTGCTCAGGTTCGCCAAGGTCAACCGTTGGCGCTTCAACCTGCCATACCTCCGATACATGAACCCTTCGGTGTTCACCAACACCGCCAACGTCAATCGGATGTTGGAGTCGATGGTCAAGTACGGGCTGATTGTCCCCATCCCCGAACAGGGTTGGGAAGTCACTGCTAGGGGGGTGCGGACGATGGTCAGTCTTGCCTCAGAGAAGTCCGCTCCGGCGGTTCTTTCACGGCAGGTTGCCCATGTCTGACGATCTGCTGTCTGACTTCCCCGACTGGCCCGGTAATCGCACGCCCAAGAACCGTGTAGAGGGGGCCAAGCGTGGTCCAAAACCGGCAACCGGCATGCCTGCTGATGTGCGCCCGAAGACGTTCCGCATCAAGGGTGAGGACGTTGAGTTGTTCTCTATCGGAGATTTGGCTTGCCTTCTTCAGAAGAAGCCAGTTACCATCCGCATGTGGGAGAGCAAGGGGTGGATTCCGAAGGCCAACTGGCGGTCGGCAGCCCCCAAGGGTGAGCAGATTCCCGGCAAACCTGTCAAGGGGCGTAGGTTGTACACCCGACCTCAGGTAGAGTTGCTGTCCCAAGCAGTTCAGCAGTTCCGCTTGGACGACAAGGGCAAGGCAGACTGGGTCGGCTTTCGGCAACACATCCGAGAGCATTGGCCGGTCTAACTCTCACATCCAATCCAATCCAATCAGATAGCACTTCAATCCAATCCAATCCAATCCATAAAGGACACCGCCATGATCCGTCGCCCAGCGACCGACCGTACCGACGACGCCTACGTCTCCGACGAAGAGGAGGCTGTCGTTGCCCCTAAGCGCCGCACCAAGCGCACCGATGACGATGAGGATGACGCCCCCGTGCGGCGAGTCATCAGTTCCGCCGACCACGACGAGGACGACGACGCACCTGTCGCACCTCGCCGCACGATCAAGCGGGGCTGGGCTGCTGCTGAAGCTGTCAAGGCCACCGGTACCGGCTACGCCCAGGTGCTCAAGCTTGCCGAAGAGCCGCAGATCGTCAAGTTCTTGGAGGACGAGCCGTATGCCTCGTACCGCCAGCACTGGGTGGAGCGCAGCGGGCAGAAGTCCTGGGTTTGCATCGATGACATCGACCCGAAGGGTTGCCCGCTTTGCGAGATCGGTAACCGCGCTGGGCAGCGTTTCAACTTCAACGTGGTGCTCCTGGGGTTCGATGGCGAGCGCCTCGTCAAGTCGTACGAGGTCGGCCCTCGGGTCATCGACCAGTTGAAGAACTTCCATACGGACCAGCGCCAGGGTCCATTGACGAAGCACTACTGGGCGATCAGCCGTACCGGCAAGGGCACCAACACGGCGACCAATCATCAGATGGTTCGTGAGCGTGATCTGGATGAGTTCGACTTGGAGCCGTTGACCGAGTCGGAACTGAAGGCGTTGGCGAAGAAGGCGTACACCGACGAGGTCATCAAGATCCCGACCCGTAAGGAACTGCTCGCCATCGCTGAAGACCTCTGAGTCGGTGAGCACTGAAGCCCCAGGCAACGGGGAGGCTCTTCGGAGCTTCCCCGTTGTTGCTTCTATTGACGACCTCCACGAGATTGTGACTGCCGCCCGTGAGGCCGGTGCGTTCGCTTTCGACGTGGAGACCCGAGGCATCATCGAACGTCACCCCGACGTGGAGGTCATGCTGGAGCGGGCTTGGGCGACACATGTTGCCTCGCTCAAGGTCCGCAACGAGGCCATTATCGCCCGGTCACGGGAAGCTGTCGAAGTCAAGTTCCGCAAGATGTTGGCGCTGGACCCTCTCCGCAACGAGGTGTTCTGGCTCTCCATCGCTGTCGACGGTCAGTCGTGGGCGATCCCGATGGGTCATCGTCGTGGGACGGTCATCGTGCCTGCCGAGATCGGTGACGGCACTACAACACCTCCTGAGGGGTACCGCAAGTTCCTTGCTTCCGGCAAGGAGTCGATGGCGAAGGCCAAGTACATGGTCCCTGCCGTGACGACGGAGCCACCAGCCCAGTTGAACCGGTCGGAGGTCTTCTCCGTACTGAAGCCGCTGTTCATGGACGATTCGATCCTCAAGATCGGCCACAATGTCAAGTTCGACGCCCGGTCGATTCGCAAGTACCTCGGCCAGATTCCCCCTGGCCCGTACATGGATACGATGATCCTTCAGTTTGTGCTCAACGAGAACCTGCGGGAGTATTCGCTGGAGTCGTTGGTATCGAACAACTTTGAAAGCCATGCCCCATATGCCCGCGAGGGTAAGGTCGGCAAGATCATCGATGACGTGCCGTTCGATGTCGCCGCTCGCTACGTTCACCTGGATGCACGGTGGACTTGGATGTTGTACAAGATCCTGTACAAGAAGGTGAAGGGTCGCCCCGGCTTGGAGAACGCACTGTCGTTGGACATGGATGTGCTCCACACCCTCATGCACATGGAGGATGATGGTATTCACGTCGACCAGCGGGCGATGATCAAGCTTGGCAAGGAGTTGGAGCACCGGCAACAGGAACTGCTGCTGGACATCAGCTACCACACCTTCCTTGGCTTCAACCCAGGCAGCAACGCTCACAAGCAGAAGCTGCTGTTCGGTCTGAAGCGTGACGGTGGGTTGGCGTTGAAGTCGACCAAGCAGACCAAGTCTGGTGCGCCCTCTGTTGACGCCGATGCCTTGGAGGTACTGAAGGGTAAGCACCCCGTGGTGCCGTTGCTGTTGGAGTGGTCCGAAGCCGAGAAGATCAAGACGACCTACGTTGACGGTCTTCTTCCCCAAATCAACCATCACCGCCTGCATCCGTCGTTCAACCTGCACCGTGTCCAGACTGGACGTATCAGCGCTAATTCGCCAAACATGCAGAACATTCCTCGGGAATCTGAACTGCGCGGGCTGTTCATCTGCGGTGCCGACGAGAAGCTGCTCGTGGCTGACTACGACCAAGTCGAACTGCGCGTGATGTGCATGTTCAGTCACGACAAGAAGATGAGCGCCTTCTTCCTGAACGGCATCGACATTCACTCCGGTGCAGCGTCTCTTATTCTCCGTAAGCCTGTTGATGAGGTAACCGGTGAAGAGCGTCAGATGGGCAAGATGGTCAACTTCCTCACCGGGTTCGGCGGTGGGGCGTACAACTTGGCACAGAAGACCGGCATCCCTGAAGAGCAGGCGCAGGAGTTCATCGACAATTACTTCAAGCAGTTCTCAGAGCTTGCCGTCTGGAAGGAAGAGGTCAAGGCCAAGGCTCGCCGTATGGGGTACGTAGAGACGATGTCTGGCCGCCGTCGCCGGTTGCTTGACATCAACCACCCAGACAAGAAGCTCAGGTATCGCGC